GCAGCCATTCCGCACCGCATGGGATCGCCAAAATGGCGCAAGGCCTATAACGACATTTACGCCAAAATACAACATTGACAACCACTGTGGATAGGACTACATCATAGACATCAACAGCGAAAGGACACGCCATGACGGCTTATCAACGACACGTTCGCTCCTACCACTTCCGCGAACAGATCGCGCTTTGGGATTTCGAGACCGCAGGCCAGTTCAACCTCTCTTGGAAAGAGGCGCGCGCTGCATGGCGCAATGCTTCGCAAGTCGCGCGCTCCTATCCCGCAACCCCCCGCAACCCCCCGCAACCCCAACTCGCGCATGGTGACGCTGTGAGACAGGCAATTCAAACAAAGTGGCTTGGCCCTACCAACAGGCGCGGCTCGCGCGTCAAGGCATGGTCCGACGCAGGCTCAAAGATCACCAATTGGGATTATTCCTTGGGCATTGAAGGCAACCATGCGGCGGCTGCGCTCGCGCTCGCCCGCAAGCTGGGATGGGAAGGCAAATGGATCGGCGGCGGTCTCGCCGGATCAGGGCTGCGCCTTCGTACAGGATGACGGCTCGTTTTACGCCTAAGGCTCGCAGACCATGCTCGTCCATAGCGTCGAGCATGTGCGGCAAGCCCGCCGACGAAGGAAGACACGCCATGACACTGATCGAACTTAAAAACCTCAACAAGACGCTGCTGCCCGAACTGGAAGCGCTCTTCGCGCGCCACGATCTCAAGATGGGCAAAACCTCGTCCCTCAATGACGCCTTGGGCGGCTCGATCAAGTTCACGATCACCGTGCAGGACACCAAAGCAGTGGGGTCCGATGGCAAGCCTGCCAGCCCCTACCGCCGCGACTGGCTTGAAATGGCGTCATTCATGATGGACGCCTACAAGCTCGACCCCGACTGGCTTGATCGCGTGTTTGAAGCCAACGGAGGAAAAACCTACACCATCACGGGTCTCAAGGTGGGTCGAGGCGAGCCCAAGGTCGTTTGCGAGAGCGGCGGCAAGGCTTGGCTCTTCCCGTGCGATAGCGTCAGCCTTCGAATGCGCGCCGCCGCGCCCCCGCGCCCCGTCGAGATCTCGCCGTCCGTCACCGTCACCCCGTATAGCTCTTACCGAAAGTAAAGGAGGCCTAAAGGGCGGCGCACGCGCCGCCTCATTAGACCCCCCGAAAGAAAGGACATGCCATGACCTATCAAACCGAATTTCCTCATTACGCCTCGCCCATCCCCGACGTGTTCCTCGCGCCGCCGTGGGAGGACGCAAGCTGGCATAACGACAGTTGCCCCTGCTTCTCGCGCAAGATCGGCCCTGCCGACGAACAGGTTCACGTCTACGTGGACGAGGCCAACCCGCGCCTTCGCGACTACTGGACCGCAGAGGGCGGCTTGCAGTCCCCGCTGCCGCGCTACACCGTGCGCTTTACCGACGAGGAAGGCGCATACCCCGAACGCGGCGAAGATCCGCGCGACTTCTCGACCGACAGTCTCGCAAACCTTCTCGACCGTATCGGCTTCATCACGGGCGAGGTCTCCCGATGAGCCGCGACGAGCTGACGGCGGAATATCAGGGCTGGCTCAAGGCCAACCCCAACGTCCCGCCCATCAGCGCCGACGAGGCGCTATGGGAGCTGATCGAGGATCCGCCCTTTGAACGCCCGCCCGCGCTCAAGGCGCAGATCGACTGGCTCATAGACTTCTGCAACCGATGGGATGCTGCACAATGAGACGCCTGACCCACGCCGAGACGCGCGCCATCATGCACCCGCCGCGCACAATTTATAGGGCCCAGCTCGAAACAAGAAATTTCGACTTTGAGGCCTACGGCGAGACGGCGGAAAAAGCCGCTCTCACCTTGCGCGAGGGTTGCCGGAAGCACGTCACAGAATATCGGCTGATCCAAGCCGACTTCGACGAGGTGTACGGACCCGAAATTCGTGTCATGCCCATCGCCTTGGGCCAATGCTATCGCGACCGCGAGCCGCTATGATCTACCTCAACGAGAACAACCCCCACGCGGCGCAGTGGCTCCGCAATCTCATTGCAAAGGGACATTTGCCCAATGGCATTGTCGATCAAAGATCAGTTGTCGCTGTTTCCCCCATCGAACTCAGCTTCACCCAGTGCCACTTCTTTGCAGGGATCGGGGGATGGCCCTTGGCCCTCTCCCTTGCCGGATGGCCCAGCGAGCGGGAGGTCTGGACCGCCAGTCTCCCCTGCCAACCCCTATCGGTCGCGGGCAAGCGCAAAGGCGCGGCTGACGAGCGTCACCTCTGGCCCACCTTCAACGCGCTCGTTGACGAGCGCCGCCCTGCAACAATCTTTGGCGAGCAAGTTGCAAGCAAGGCTGGCAGGGAATGGCTCTCCGCTGTTCGCTCTGACTTGGAAGACCTTGGCTATGCCGTCGCTGCCGCATGTCTGCCAGCTTGCAGCGTCGGGGCTCCGCACCGCCGATACAGGTTTTTCTGGCTGGCCCACCGCGACGACGCGGGACGGGAAGGGCGGCTATCAGGGCGGAAGGCTCCGCAAGGGCAAGATCTCGACCGACACGCTCGACGTGACGGCGCAGCTGGCCTCGTGGCCGACGCCAGTGGTCATGGACGCCAATTCGAGCGCGCGACACGGCTACATGATCAAGGGCCACGCGGGGACGACAATGCTGGACGCGGCGCGTCTGGCGGGCTGGCCGACGCCGCTGGAGGACGACGCGAACAATGGGACGCGGGCGAGCGGACAATATCAAAGCCTGACGCGAACCGCCCAGCAGGCGGCGTGGCCGACAACGAGGGCCAGCGACGGCGAGAAGAACGTGCGGACCTTGGAGGGCTCGATGAGGGAGATCGAGCGCAAGGGATCGCCTCAGGACTTGGCGCAAGCTGGAGCGATTGCGATTGGCTCCCCTGCCGGGACCACAAATACAGGCCAGTTGAACCCGGCACATTCCCGCTGGCTCATGGGGTATCCGGTCGCGTGGGACGACTGCGCGCCTATGGTAACGCCATCGTCCCGCAAGTCGCCGCCGCGTTCGTAAGCGCCTTCCTTGACGCCGAGGGCAAATCAGTCTAGGACTACATCACAGACGAAAGGACTATGCCATGTCAATAATGCCATTAGAAAAACTCGACAAAGCCAGACTGGGTCTCATTCTCGACTGCCACGGACCAGAGAAGGTCATCGACATGCTGGCGAGCCTGCTTTTCCACGCCGCCGCCAAGGCTCTTGAGGGCGGCGACTATGAAGGCTCGACGCGGCTCGACCGCATCTCGCGCTATCTGGAGGACATGGAAGTCCATCTGGAAAACGAGGACTCCAGTCAGGAATGGCCCGAGGCGGCCGAGCGTTTCGAGGACAGCGCCAAATACCGCGCCGACATGATCGCGGCAGGCCGCTGGAAGCTCGTTCGATGAGCGAGTACATCGTCATGACGGCGTCGGCCCAAATGCCGTCGTCGTGCAAGGGGATCTATAAGAAAGTCGCCGTCTGCGAAGTCGATGACGGCGTCATTCCGAAAATGATCTCAGAACGCGCCAAGGGGATGGTCCGCATCGTCGCCCTTTGGGACAAACGCCACGCGGGCGGAGGCGACAAGACTGCCTTCGCCCTCGCCGTCGTTGCGGCCAATCAGATGGCCAAGGATCTAACAGAAGGAAAACAGCAATGACCATGAGAAGCAAAGACGTCCATGACGCGACTCAAGCTCTCCTTAACTGGTGCGACAGTCAGGAGATCGCTCCCGACGACGCGGTGCGCGTTCTGACCACGGCTCTGGTCGCCATCATTCACGAAGTCGCCGTGGCAACCGGACGCGACGCCAAGCAAGGCGGGCAGATCATCGCCAACATCATCGTCGAGGCATTGCCATGACTGCGGCTGTTGTCCTCGCCGCCGAGGTCGAGCGCATCGCACGCGAGATCGTCGCCTCAATGGCGGTCTTCCACCGTCTCAACCCAAGCCAGCGAACCGCCCTCGCTGCTGGCGGCGACATCCTCGTCGAGCGGCTGCACGAGGCCTGGGCTGCGTTCGTCGCCCAGCAGTGGAAGGAACGCGAACCCAAGCCCCACGAGGGACCGATACTGACCATCGAAACCTCCAACGGCACAATCGAGATTGGATAAGACAATGACTGGATGGAACCTACCCCCAGGCTGCACCGACCGCATGGTCGATGAGGCTTTCGGCTACTCCGAGGGACGCCGAGGCGTCTATAAAGTCACCGTGACCCGCACTATGGAAATGACGACCGTCGTCGAGGTCGAGGCTTCAAGCCGAGACGATGCGATTGACGATGCCGCAATCGCCACCAAGGACATTCCAGTCCATAAATGGACGATTAGCCAAGATGACTTTGACGTCATCGACGTCGAGGGCCCGCCCGAGCGCGATCCCGATGACGAGCGCGACGCGCGCGCCGACTACGAATACGACCGCAACCGATGAGCCCTTGGGACAAGATCTATGGCGCGCGCCGTCGCGCCATAGACCGCCGCCTGCTCGCCTCGATGGAGCGCGAGATCGCGGCAATGGAAAAGAAGACGCCGCCCGCCGAGGTCGTCGATCTAACCGGCGGCCTCTGCGAACACTTCTACCCGCCAGCCAAATGCGTGCTTTGCGCCCGCAACGAACGCGACCGCATCGCCCGCGCCTTTGGGAGACCAGCATGAAGCTCAATAAAGACCTCCTTCGCCGCGCGCGGCGCTCGCCCGCGGCGAAAGACCTCGACGACGACGAACGCATCGCCATCAATCTCCTATGGCGCAAGGGCGTGCGCGCCGTCGCCTTGGCGAAGATCTTCCAGCGCTCGAAAAATACTATCTACTACCAGTGCCTGACCGGCGAAGGCGCGAGCTATCCGTTCAAGAACAAAGCCGCTGAGATAAACGACATCATCGAGAAGATGGGCGAGAAGGCGGCGTGGGATCTCTACGTCCGCGACCGTCCCGGCCTGATCGAGGCGGTTAACGCCGCCAACGAGGACATCGTCGAGGCGCACCGTTCGCGCGATGCAGCATGATCTCGTCGCCATTCGGGCACGATTGGACTTGGGAGCGAGAACTTATCGACCGCATCCGCCGCGACGGCGTCGTTCCCGAGGTCACGGCAATCAACGATCTGATCCCGAGCGATGTCAAATACCTCAACGCCTCCACTTGGGAGGCGGCGGAGGAACACTCAAAGGACGCCATCCGCACCAATGCGGCTTACCTCGATGACGCCTCCATCGCCCGCCGCCGAGCCGAGCGCGAGCAGCGTCAGCAGAACTGGGATGAAACTCGAGCCGAGTGGAGAGCCTACGAACTAGGCCTCGCGCCCAGGCCTGTCACTGTGCCCAATATCGACCCCGCCGAGATCGCGGCGCGCAAGAACAAAGCGGCGCTCAAGAAGCTGATCGAGCAGGAGCGCGAGGCGCGCGACGCCGAGCTGCGCGCAGCCGCTGCCGAGCGCGTGGCTCTATGGGAGAAGGAGAACAAGCGCCGGGGCGAGGAAAGCCGCGTCTTGGCCAGCAAGTGGCTCTGCACCGTCTGCAACGGCAAGTCGATGATCGAGAAGCGCAACGACGGCTATCAGCTCACCTGTCTCAATTGCGGCAAGTCGGCGTGGGGCAGTCACGGCTCACTTATGGGAGTGTTGAACAGATGAAATACCTTTGTGACATCGACGATCCGCGTTCATGCCTCTGCTGCGGCAAGATGATTATAAAGGCGCGCCGCCCAAAGAAGATGACGAAAGAGCGCTTTTACGAAGGGCTCGAGAGGGTCACGATGTTTGGCTACAGCAAGGAGGATTTGCTGGGTCCGTATCTCAAGCATCTCGATTGGCAATTCCCCGGCGTCTCCGACCTCATCCGCAAGAGCCTGTCATGACCCCTGCCGAGATCGACGCCAGCCCGACCGAGCCCGACTGGGTCGCGCAATGGCAGATCCTTCGCGTGGCGGACGATGGCTTCTCCGCCATTCTCCGCCAATGGCGGCGTTGGCACTGGACGCCGATAGAGGTCGCGGGGCAATTGAAGAAGCAGCCCGGTAGCGCGACCAACGGGATCATCGCGCTCGCGCTCTTGGGGATCATGCCGGCCAAATGAAAGGGCCCGCGACATGCCATGAACGCGGGCCCAATCGACGAAAGGAGGGCGACATGCCCGACGCCCTGAGACGTCCATAACCGACGCCCCGGCGCTTGTCCACCGACAAGCCTTGACCCGACGCACGGCGAAGCTCAGACCAGACGTTTTCGACGAAAGCCCAACATGCCTTCTGACTTGGCGTTACAGCGCCTTTTAACCGTGCAATTCATTCAGCGGCGACGCCTCAACGCGCCCGCTGTGTTCTACCGTCCCCATACCGGAGACCCGAGCGCCGCCGACGCCCTGGCCGAGACGCTCGACATCGACGCCGGAAGCTGGGACGCCGCCAACGAGCAGAACATGGGGGTCCGCCTTGAAGGCGGATACCTCGAACTCAACATAAAATCGGCAGACGACGCCTTCGCGCATTGTTTCTTTCTGGCAGCTGATCACCTCAAAGTCGACGCCCGAGCCGCCTTTGGCGTTCATCAAATCTCATCAATTCTCCTCAAGGTAGATCAGCCCGAGACCATCGCGGGTCATCTCTGGCCAAAAGGGTTCAAGGACAATCGCGGGCACTGGACCGAGACCTCGATCAAGACGTCGGATCTGCCGACCAAGACCGTCAAAGGTCTGTCACGGTTCTCGCACCCGCTGCCGGGGTCGCGCACTTCTGCCGGCGTCGTCGTCTGGCGTCCCAAAGGCAAAGCCGCCGCGCTCGACGGCGAGATGGGGATCGAAGACCTCGAGAACCGAGCCATAGCCGACACCGCCATCACGACCATAGGGCGGGCCGTGGCCTATGCCACGCTGGCCTATTGGGTGCGGGTCTACCTCGACGGTCTCCCCGAGTGGGACACCGTCCTGACGCGCCGCGTAGGCGGATGGATCGCCCGCCTGGTCCGCGAAGGCGCAGCCATCAACGCCGCCGACAAGAACCTCGCCGGGGCTTGCTGGTCGCCGGTGGACACGTCCGACATCGCCCTCGACCTCGTCGCCTTCCTTGGGAAGCTGGGAGCCGACGCCGACCTCAAGGTTGCCTACTTACAAGCCGAGCGCGCCCTCGCCCATAATCCCGACGCGCCTATTTCGGGCTGGAAAGCCTTGGAAGAGACCTTCGGACCAGAAGGCATGTACGGGGTCCGCCGCGCCATGAAGGCCGGCGTCGATGTTTCGATCCTCGAGGAAATGAGCGAGCGCTATATCCTCGACATGTCCGCCGGTGGCTACGTCGACCGCCAAGCGATCACCAAGGGATTGAAGTACGAATTTACCCATGACGAGCTCGTCCGCGCGCACGAGAACCGTTTCGTCTTCGTCGGGCGCAAGAAGTTCAACGTCTTTAGGTTATATGCCGCCAGCCCGCTGCGCTGCGACGTCGCCAAGTCGGATATGTTCCCCGGCGAGGAGCCGGGTTCGATCCTCCGCCATTCCCCCGTGCATGGGCTTTTGACCGACGTCGATTGGCAACCGGAGGAATATCGCGTCCTCAATATTTACAGAGGCTTTTCGATCAAGCCAGTGGGGTCAGTCGATCCAGCGATCATGACCAAGGTCGTCGGTATGCTCGACACTATGCTGGGGCTGCTGACACGCGACAACCCAGCGCAGATCGACTGGCTCAAAAAGTACATCGCTTGGACGATCCAACACCCAGAGAAAAAACAGCAAGTGGCTCCCGTGATCATTGGAGGCCAAGGCATCGGCAAGAGCCTCTTTGGCGACAACCTCATGCAAGCGCTGTTTGGCGAGCTTGCGGGCAACGGCACGGGCGCGGCCCTGGTCAATAATAATTTCCTGATCACTCCTTTCATCGGCAAGCTGGTCGTCTTCATCGACGAGGTGCGGATCGAGGGCCAGTCGGGGATTAACGAGGTCAAAAAGATCGTCAGGCAAAGCCGGATCTCCGGTCAGGTAAAATTCGGCCATCAAAGAGACTATTACATCCCCGCCCGCCTGATCCTAGCCGCCAATCAGACCGACATCGGGCTCACGCCCGAGGACGCCGCCGACCGCGCGCTCTTTTTCATCATCGCATGGACCGCCGAGAACAAGGGGATGACCGACCGCGAGTTTTTGGAATGGACCGTCACCTTGAAGCCTTTCTATGCCAGCTTCGTCGAGATGCTGGAGTCGGTCCCGGCCAAGCAACATCTCATGAGGTATTTCCGCGACTACCCCTGCACCCGCGAGGAGCTCGAGGATCTGACCCATTCGTCGCGCAACGACGAGAACGTCATCAAGTCCACGATGAGCAAGAGCCGCGAGCTTGCTCGCCAGATCGCCGCGTCGGCCCACGTCATTACCGGCAACGACATCACCGCCTGGTTCAACCTCCAGCATCTGCGCGCCGCGATCCAGCGCGAGGACGGGGCGAAGAGCCGCGTCGAGCCGTCGAGCGTGATGATGGAATTTGAGCGCGCCGGGGTGATCGAGCACGCTCGCGCCGAGGGCGGTTACGTCAAGTTCAAGTGGGGATATGGCAAGCTCTTATTGAAGATAGGCGAGGCGCATAATCTGAAACTAGAGCCGGTATGGGAAGTCGGACCAGGGGATTACGATGACAATCCAGTTCAGTCGATGGTCAACCCGCCGCCGTGGCGCGGCAACCCGAAGCGCAAGGGCGACGGTCACTATCGCCCCTTTGATCCTAGCGACCGCGATGACCCTGATCACATGGACAACTTCTGAGGCGCACTGCTTCACCCGCTGGCATTATCCTTGGCCACAACGATGTCATGGCCAGTCCCAAAATAGGGTAATTTCGGCTCGCAACCAAAACCGAAAAATACCCTATTTTGTCAACCGGGCCGTCCCAAATCAGGAACGATTAGCGAACATATCGCTGCCGGGACTCGAGGTCGTCGACTGGGGCGAGACCGGCGACGAGTGGATGCAGGGGATTGCAAAACTGCGCGCTTTAAGCGATGGTCAACAGTGACCAGGAGAGACGAAATGGCCACGGCACCGCATTCCCCCCCTAAGGCGCACGAACTGGAGACAAGGCCCGCCCCGAAAGCAGCTCCTGCCGAGGAGACCATTGCCGAGGAGCAGCGTCGCCGTTCCGACGAGTATGTCGCCAATCTAAGCGCACAGTCGGAAGCTGCTTCGCGGGCGAAGAAGTGAACTCCCCTTCGCCAATCGACAGCGCATGGCCGACGCGCCTGCCGCCAGGGTGGCAGACCTTCCCTGACGGCTCAATAGGGCCGGCGAATGCGCCTTCGCCCATCGACAGCGCCTGGCCGACGCGGGTTCCCGACAGCCCATACGGCGGCTACCCGAGCAATCCTAAGCCAACCCTGCCAGCCGTGGGACCAGCGCAAGGAACGTCGTTGAGCACGACGGGAAACTCTTTGTCGGCCCGCCCCGCGACGCCTGACGATATGGCTAATATAAGCGAAGGGGAAATTCTCCCGCCTGAGAATTCGACGATCCCAAACATGAAATCCGTTGGCCCGTTCACGGGCGGGAGCGCGACCGACGCGATCATCCGCGGCGGCGTGCGTATGCTGCCGAGAATACTCAGAGGCAGGATACCTCTCGCTGACTTGGTGACGCCCACCGACGAGCTTGGCGGCGCGACCGGCGTCGAGTTGCCACGAACACTTGGAAGGTCGCCAACGGGGCCGTTTGGCCGACCGTCAATGCCGAGTTCTGGAAGCCCGTGGGGGTCTACTCCCGAGGTTCCCGAGTTTCCGGGACCGCCCTTGCCGCTACGCTATGGACCCCCGGTAGACACCCCGGCGACGCCGTTCACGCAGCCGCAGCATCCCTCGACGATGCGTTATCCTGGATGGCCGAGCGGGGCCGCGCCAGCACCGGACGCCGTGACAAATCGCCCGCAAGATCGGCCAAGCTATGCCGGTCCCACTGTGGCTGCGCCGGCCGTGCCGCCGCCTCGTCCTCGTCCTCGCGCCCAGCCCGCTGTCGTCGCACAGCGGCCCAATCTCGGCAATTATACGCCTATCTATCAGCCAAACATCGCCCGCACCGGCAACGTGCGCGGCGGCAGGAGCGGTGACGACAATGCGCCGTTGATGGGCGCGCTTGATTTGTCCAGACTGTTTCAGAGGCCAGCCCAATGAGCTATCAGCCCGCCGACTTCAAGTCCGAGATCGCCATCAACTGCGCGATCCATAAATGGAACCCCAACGTGAAAGCCGAGCTCACGCTGATGTCGACCGCGGTCAAGGCGGATTTGACGACGCATGACGCGACGATCCAGTCCGCGCTTGGGATCCTGCAACCGGGCCTGTGGTCGAATAGCCGATACATGAACGACATCGCCCTGATCATCAACAAGGGCAAGGGCGGCAACCTGACGGCGGCGCAGATGGGCGCGCAGATTGACGCTGTGGTCGCGGCTCTGCCCTAGCGCGCTTTCCCTCTTGACAAGGCTGTAGTCCTTCCGTAGTCCTGTCCTCAGAGCCTCATCCCATAGGCTCCACAATGAGGACATGCCATGAAGTTCGACACTGAAACCGCGGCGAGGTACGCCGCCGAGAAGCTGACTTTGGTTCTTGAGCGCGCCGAGCGCGACTCAAACGAGGTCGCCCAGCAGAACGACCTTCCCCTTGCGGTTACGCATTTTGCTGAATTGCGCGCCGTGCAGGAGCGTCTTTCCACTCTCACCGCTGCGCTCAAGAAGCATGTCGATGCGCTCTCCTACGAGACGCTGCCGACCATGTTCACCAATCAGAACGTCAAGACCATCAAGCTCGACGAGATCGGGCGCGTGACCGTCAATATCAGATGGAACGCCTCGATGCCCAACAAGGTCGAGGGCATGGAATGGCTCCGCACCTCTGGCAACGAAGGCTTGATCATCGAGACCGTCAATGCCCAGACGCTTGGCGCGTTCGCCAAAGCCGAGACGCTCGCCGGCAGGCCGCTGCCTGACCATCTCTTCAAAGTCGGAACCGCGCCATACATCTCAATCACTCAGGATTGAGATAATGAAGCCTCATCTCCAATGGAAGGATACCTTCGTGTCCAACGACATCTCGACCTTCAAGCCGACTGACGGCGTCCCCGACTTCCTTCGCAAGATGTCGACCGGCGCGTCATTCGGCAATATCGACGCCTCCGACCTCAAGCCGCCGAGGCTCAAGGTTCTCGCCGGCCAGTCGCCCGAGGTTCTCGACGGCGTCCCCGGCGCGCTCCCCGGCAATTTCTGGGTCACGATCTTGAACCAGAACCTGGGTCCGAGCGTCGTCGGATCGCCTATCCTCTTGCGCAAATCCTACCAAGTCTGGGCTCCCAAGACGCCGGGATCCGAGCAGAAAGGACCGCTCGCCACGGCGTCGGACGGGATCAATTGGGACGTCCCCAACCAGTCGTTCGACGTCAAGTTCTACGGCAACCCCCGCACCTACACCTGGAAGCTGGGACGAACTGTATTCGAGACGGGCGCGCACAAGTTTGGCACTCAGCAGGACGACGATCCCAAGTCGAAGCCCATCGCTGCGCTGACCTACGATGTCCTCTGGCTTATCGACTTGCCGCGCGGAGCCAAACAGGTTGTCGTGTTCACCGCGAAAAGCACTGGGATCAAGAATACCCAGACCTTCATCTCGACGACGCAATCCAAGGAAGGGATCGACCAGTTCTATCAGCGCTACCGAATTGTCGTTCAGAAAAAGACCGGACCCACCGGAGACCCCTATTTCACCTTTGACTACCAGTTCGTCGATCTGATCGAGAACGAAGAAGAGGCCAAGAAGATGCGGGCGATCTACGACCGATATGCCAGATCTGGGTTCGTCTCCGACGCGGTCGACCATGACGACATGCCGGCGCGCAAGGCTGCTCCCAACGACGCAGCTGGGCGTGATGACGACGACTCGATCCCGTTCTAACGCCGAAAGGAAACATGCCCAATGTCTAATGAACTCTACGTCTACGTCGATCTGGACAAGCTCAACGAGTACCCGGACCATCCGGTCGTTGCAGCGCGCAAAATAATAGACGCCGCGTTTCTGAGGGGCGTCCCCAATGAGGATGATCGCTGCCTGTATACCGATAAAGGGAAGGAGTGCGGATATTTCGGATCTGCAAATCGGGATCTGGCAGAAACGGCAAACGAAGCCAGCTATCGCAAAGAAAGAGAGAAAAATGCCTTTCTCAGAGCCGAGGTTAAGGGGCTGCGCGAGGCTCTCAAGGAGGCGGAGAAACCCGCCGACGAGAAGGTCGAGGCGCTGATCAAGAAGATCGAGGACGCTGAGTATTATGCCCGCCAGTCAGTCGCGACCTTGAGCGCATGACTCCCCGCCTGCTCGCCAAGATCAAGCGTCTGGCCGATGATCCGCGGACTGATCCCATGACGCGGAAGATCGCCCAAGCGCAGCTCGACAGCCACAACGGCGTGACAGAAGCGCCGGGGCTGCATCCGGGGATGCGCCAGACACCGGAATACCAAGCCTATGCCAAGGCGATGAAGGAGAACAATCGTGGCCGTAGGTGAAGAGGCTTACCGCGACACGATGAGCGACGTGCTGATTATGGCGTTGGAGTTTCTCAATGAGGCTCTCAACTCGGAGGACGAAGTTCGTAGAGGAGCCTACCTCAAGATGGCGTCGCGCTCGCTGCGCTGCGCTTTGGAGATTTATGGAGATCGTCTGGCGCAGAACCGCGTCGAGATGGAGCAAGGAGAGAAAAGTGAAAAAGTATAAAGTTACACTGACTGTGACGGCGGACGAGTTCATGCTGGTGTTCCAGAATTTGCGCGGCACCACCATTGCCTTCGATGTTAAAGAGATCGATCAATCCGTTGCTGGCAAGCCAAATGGCGAACCCGTCCAGCGGCGCAAGCGCAACTCCAAGGTCGTCGAGACGATCCTCGAGACGCTAAAGAACGGCGAGGCCAGGATTTCCGACCTCAAGAGCGGCCTTGGCCGCGCCGGCCTGTCGGAAAACTCGCTCTCGACCGGCCTCGCGGTCTTGCAGAAGAACGGCAAGATCAAGCGATCCGGCGATGGGTTCTATGCGCTGGCAGACGCCGCGTGAAAACGCCCCTTCACCTCGACGACATTAAAGCGTCCCTCGAGGCGAAGCCGCGCCACGGGGGGACGGAGCTCAAGGAGGCCGATTACAAGCATCGGCTCGTCACTGAGATCAACCGTCTCCCCGAGGGGCGGGCGTGCAGGATCGAGGACAAATACCGCCCCGGCGTCATCGACATGATCATCAAGCTGCCGGGAATTCCCATGTTCTGGGCCGAGGGCAAGGTGATCAAGCACAGCATGTTTTCCCCGACGCAGGCGCAATTCGAGGAAGGCCAGAGGTGGCTCGACGCCGGGGTGCGGGTCATCCTGATCGGATGGCATCACGGCGCGATCTACCTGTCGCGCTGGGCGCGCGAGGCCGACCGCCGCGAGTGTTTCGGAGCTGTCGGCGTCGATCACGTTAAGACGTTGCAGGAGTTCATGCGATGAAGCTCTGCATGGACTGCGCCCACTACGGCGGCGTGGCGGCGGCGACGGGGAAGTACATCTGCAACGATCCACGCAACAACTTTGTCCACGCCGTCGACGGACTTGATTTCAAGATGGACGCCAGCTGGCTCCGCATGGCTCCTGAGTTTCAAGACAAATGCGGATGGGACGCAAAATGGTGGGAGAAAAAGCAATGAACATTGACGATCTACTCAAGGACAGGGAAGCGACGCACGGCAATTTTGAAGACACGGCGACGGTCGCCCAAACCCTAAAGGCTGTCATGAGACGCGGTCGAAACTGGGAGAGCCTGCCCAACCAGAGCAAGGAGGCGCTCGAGCAGATCGCGACCAAGGTGGCGAGGATCCTCAACGGCGACGCGACCGACCCAGAACACTGGAACGACATCGCAGGCTATGCCCGACTGCGCGCCAATTCTTACGCGCCCAGTCATCTCGAAAGCGGGATCGCTTCCATCGCCAAGCGGCTGCGGCCCATCGTCACCCGCGTCAACGACGAGGGCGGTGCAGCATGAGCGAGACGCGCAAAACGCTCACGCTCATGGGGGAGGCGATGGAACGCGCCGCCCAGAAGATCCAGACGGTGCAGCAGGCCTTCGTCGCCCCGACGCCGCAAGAGCCTCAAATTCCGCCGCCTGCGCCGCCGCATTCGTACCCAACGATCCGCGACCGGCACAGTCAGGATCGGTACACCTACGAGTCCATGAACGACGACGACCTCGCTTTCGAGATCGTGACGGTGGAAGAAAGCATCGAGAGCATCAAGCTCGATCTGACCCAAGAGCAGCAGGGCTTGGCGGAGCGTCCCCCAGGATGGTCCGCACGCGCCCAGCGGGCCCTCGTCACCATCAAGGGACAGCTCGCGCTGGCCCGACTTGAGCGCGACCGACGCAAGCGTCTCGACGACGAGTACCGAGAAGAGCAACAGCGGATCGAGGCCGAAAAGCGCCGCGCCGAACACAACGAAATGCTGCGAGTGGCGCACGAGCGCAAGATGGAGAAGCTATCGAGGGCGGCAGAAGAGGAGAGCATACGAGCAAAGCGTTTTGTGGAATATGCCAGAAACATAATCTCCGATGAGGCCTTCAAGGAGATATGGCGCGCAGTCAACGACGAGGAAGGGGAATGAGCGAGGTCGCCGCGGTGCGCGCGGAAATTCGCGCCTTCGTCGAAGGGGCTTATTGCCCTGACGACCCCAGGCTCAAGGCCAAGCTCCTTGCTTGGGCTGACCGGCTCGAGCGCGAGAAGGCAGTGCAGAAGGTCGCCGGGGTCAAGCGCTCGCCCGAGCAGATCGCGCGCGACAATATCAGGATCTTGGAAACCAAGATCGGATGGCCTCATTTGAAGCTGCAAGAGATCTCAGACCGCTCGCGAATGAACAATATCGGGCGCGTGTCGGAGTGCCTCAACTGGGCCAAGGCGAACTTCGCCACCAACGAGGAAGCGTTGCAGAGCCTGCGGGAGACTGTCGCCAAGAGGTATCGCGATGAGCCAGCTTGATCCCGTGCAGATCGAGGCGCTCAACTTCTCGTCTGGAAAGAAAGGCGTCGGTTTCTTTCTGGAGCAAGGGCTTGGGAAGACGCTGATCGCGCTGACCGAGTTCTCGTTCCTGCACTCGACCGGCCAAGTCGACCGGATGGTCGTGGTCTGCCCCAATACGTTCAAAAGGGGGTGGATCGACGAGATCGAGAAGCACGGGTTCCAGTTCGACACGCACGTTTGGAGGTCGACCAAGAAAACCGCCGCCGCCGCCTTCCTCAATCTCCGCCATCACCCCAAGGGGCCGCCGGTCCTGATCATCAACTATGACGCGGCGCGGATGGGCGGCGTCCTCCGGGCGCTCCAGATCTGGGCGGCGCGCGGCAACGTCTACCTGGCGATAGACGAGTCGATCCAGATCAAGGGGCACAAGAGCCTCCAGACCAAGGCGATCCACGCCCTTGCCCCGCTATGCCAGTTTACCCGCCTCCTGACCGGACGTCCCCAGACGCAAGGGCCGCATGATCTCTGGGGCCAGCTGCGCGCCATCGGTCTTTTTCAGATCACCAATTTCTATGCCTTCCGCGGTCGTTATTGCGTGATGGGTGGGTGGAATAACAAGGAGGTTTTGGCGGCGCAGAACACCGAGGAGCTTGCCGCCTTCATGTCGCGATCCGTCTTCCAGGCCAAGAAGGCCGACTGGCTCCCGACGCTGCCGCGCAAGGACTACACGATCCGCGACTACGAAATGTCCGACGATCAGCGGCGGCAATACAAGCAGATGGAACACCAATTCTTATTGGAGATCGAGACGGGGGTCGTCACGGTCGACATCGCCATCGCCAAATACGCCAAATTGGCCCAGATCCAATGCGGCTTCATCTACGACGAGGACAGGATCGTCCATGAACTCGTTACTCCGCAAGACAATCCGCGGCTTAATTTGCTGCTTCAAATCCTCGAGGAGGAGGTCTCCGGTAAAGCCTGCGTCGTCTACCGTCACCGAGCCATGCTCCCCTTTCTGGCCCAGACGCTTAGGAAATGGTCGCCGGCGTGGATCAAGGGCGGGATGAAGCCCGACGAGGTCGCGGACCAGAAGATCCGGTTCAACGAGGATCCGGCCTGCCGCATCATATTGCTGCAATGCGACGCAGCTAAATACGGCCATACCTTGCTTGGCGGACCCGGCGAGGACGACAGGTGCCGCACCATGCTGTTTTTCGAGAACTCCTACTCGGCGGACACGCGGGACCAGATCGAGGACCGTATTCATCGCCGTGGACAGACTGGCGACGCCGTGCTGTACATTGACCTCTCGGGGTCTGATCTGGATCGGCGTATCGTCAAGGCGTTGCAACGCAAGGACGCGCTCTATCGAAGCGTTTTCAAAAACCTCCGGGTGGCGGAGCCGACCGTATCGGCTGATGAAAGGATTGCATCATGAAAAGACTGCTTTTGACAACCGCGTTGCTCGCAGCTGTCGGGGCAACGCCGGTGCGCGCCGCGGATAGCGCGCTCACGATCTGGAACACCGCCAATCCCGGCGGCGCAGAGTCGGCCAACGGCACGGGCGGGGCCAGCATCCTGTCGTCGAACCTGGGCGGGGTCACGGTATCGGTCAGCAGCGTCCAGCGCGGGATCAATCCCAACGATCTGACCGAGGCCAATATCAGCATCGACAACACGACCGGCACGATCCAGACGATCAAGATCATCGCCGGGGCGAATGGCTATGTCGGGCCGTCTGATCTGTTCACCTTGACCGGGGCAATTGGAGCGACGCTGGGCGGGTCTGAACTGATGGGGCAGTTCTTCACCGACCAGGGCAACACGCTCAATGGCAACTCGAGCCTCGCCGTGACCGGAACCCAGATCGGGTCTTTCGACTCGGGCGCGCTCACTGGACCGGAGTCGTTCGCCTTCAACGGCAGCGGGATCTCCTCGCTGCTCACCCCTTACGGGCTGGCCGAGGAGCTGACGCTGACGCTCGCGCCGGGGGCGACGGTGTTCATTCAAGGTATGTCGATGGACGCCAACGCGGTGCCAGAGCCGTCGACTTGGGTTATGATGGGCGGCGGGTTCGCCATTCTCGGTTTGTTGGGGTTGCGTAAGCGTCGCGTACCGAGGTTCGCCGTCTGATCCCCTTCAAGGCGGCGGATACGGGGGAGGGGTGCCGGACTCGCGGTTCACATCCTTCCCCCGGCGTCCGTGACAGTTTCGGCTCCGTTGGCAGGTGGACGTAAACAGGGTGCTAAACGGACAGGGGGAGGGGATTGGCTACCGCACCTTCCGAGCCCCTCCCCCACCGTACCATTCTCACGCTGCGCGATTTGCGGAGGACTGACGCGATGGACGGCGAGGGACCGGAAATGATGGTCGAGGACGCCAAGCGTCGTCTGGAAGTGCGGATCGACAGGGCCAGCCATGTCGGCGCAGTCGCCATCGATGCCGCCGATATTCTTACAGTCATGCGCGAGCTTGGGCGGGTAACGGCTGCGCTGGAGAAAATAGCCAAGACTACAACGTGGTCGGATGCCGTAGATATAGCTGACGCCGCCCTCGCCGCAGAACCCGCTAGCGGGGAGGCGGGGGACTACGACCTGAAATGCGTCAATGGTCACGACAAATGCTACGAAGGCCCGTTTGACGGATGTCCATACTGCGTGCGCGTTCCTGCCGCCCCTCCACCCCCGCCAACGCAGGGCGAGGGATAATGAGCCTCGCTGAGTACGCCCTCGCCGCAGCCGCAATAATTTATGCTGTCGGCATCGCTATGCTGTCGGCATCGCTATTTATCCGCGCCCGTATCGCGCCATGAGCAGCGTCATCGGGATCGCCGCCGGCATGGGGCTACTGCTCGTGTCGCTCGCCACGCGCAACGACGACACGGTTGTCCCTTGGATTACCGGATGGCTGGGCGTGCTTCTGGTCGTCGCCGGGACGGGCAAACTGTTCTTTTTGGATGAACGCTAATGGAAGTATTTTTGGTATGCGTCGCCTTCGTGTGGATTGGCATGTGCATCTTTGAACTTTGATCACTGCCCAAACATGTACGGGAAGACGTAGGGCGATAGCGAGCCTGGGATCGCGGTGACAGGGTTAGGCTTGCCGTCGCCGGCGCTCAACATGCCAAAACCCATCCGCTTCCCTGTCTCCGCCAGCATCGCCTCTGGATTGCTTGGCGCTTGGCCGGTCATCGACGGATACGCGCCATAGATCGAGCGCCGCGCGCCCGCCGGACCCGAGACGGCCCGCCCCACGTCGAGCGCCGCGCCGGCAGCGGCCCCGGCATAGGGGTGTCCCATGTAAGCTCCCGCGCCGCCCGCGATACCTGTCGCCCAAGGGCGGGTCATCCCCGGCGCGGCGCTGCCTGACTGCCCAATCGCGGTCAACGCATCCTTCTGATCTTGGTTGTAGAACCCGGGACTGTTCTTCAACGTCTTCTGCGCGTCGCCCGCCGGCATGTTGCCGAAAGTCCCGAGATCGTTGTCCATCCCCTCGAGCATCTCGGCGTTCTTGAACAGCCCATGATCGGCATTCGCCTGATTGAACTGCTTCACCACGCTGGGTGCGGTGTTGTTCAGCGGCGGCAAGCCTTGGTATGAATTGGTGAACATGTCTTTCGCCTGGCCCGCCGAGGCGGCGTCCATCCCGCCATCGTTTATGACGTTGCCGAGCTTCTTGATCTGGGTATGGATCGCGCCCGCCGTCGTCGGGTCGTTGTTGGCGTGGTTGGTCGCCAGATCCTTCCTAAATTGCTGGATGATGGCGTTGGTTCTGGGCGAGTTGGAGCGCGTCGTCGGGTCCGACAGAACGGCATTGTCGATGGCGTCATTCACGTTCGCAACGTGAGGCGTATGGTACTTGTTGGCGTCCAAGGTCTGAAACGAGGCGTCGGCGTTCGCCTTTGCGTTTTGCGTGACCTCAGAGGCCGAAAGCGGAGAGCTGACCTTTGGCAGAGAGTTGGGGTCGACCCCAGTCTTCTTGACCAAGGACGCCAGGTAGTCGCCCACCTTGGGAACGTACTCCGTCGCCGCCTTGACGGCGTTGGGAGCATACTTGCGCGCCAACTGGTAGCCGCCCTGTAGCGCACCCGGCAAGCCGACGCCGACCGCCGCGCCGGTGCCTGCGCCAATCAGAGTGTCGAGCGGCGTTCCCCCATGTTCATAGGCGTGCCACCCGCCGGTGATCCCGCCCTCGAGGCCAGACCACGCCAGACCCGCTCCCTTGCTGATCTTGCTCATCGGGTTGGCGATGTTCGCCATCGTCCGAATGCCGATATTGCCGCCGGTCCCGAGCTCGTCGCTGGCCTGCTGGGTCGAGGCGCGCGCGGCGTCTGGGCCAGACGGGGCGAGCCGCTTGTCATATGACCCGTGCGTGAACTCGTCGGTGAAGACGCGACCGATATTCTCGCCGCCGCGGACGATCTGCTTGCCGGCCTTGAACAAGGCGGTCCCGACCGAGTCGTCCGGGCCGACAGTCGGAAATGGATCCGCCGCCATCTGCTGCTTCAAGCCGGTCTGCACGGCTTCGGGCCGCTGCACGGGCGTCGTGGTCGAGCCGCCTCCGGTCGAGGCCGGCTTTACGCCGCGCGCCTTATTGATCTGGTCTTCAAGGCTTTCGGCCATGATCAATAATCCTCGTATCCGGCTTCCATTCCCTTAAACAGGATCTTGCCGCTGTACTTCCCAAAGGCGGGCCCGGCCTTGTAGGCCTGCCCGTATGGAAGTCCGTCGAGATCGGCTTGGCTGTTCACCGGCTTTGGCTGGGCCCACGGCGGCAAGTTCTTGAGCGCGTCCGGTCCCTCGAGGAACGACGGGTCGATCTTGGGCCGATACTGGATCGGCAGGCTGTCGAGGTTTCGCGCCTCGCCGTGCGCGTTGGTCATCGCATGGGCGATGCTGTTCTTTACCTTGTTGACGCGCCCCATGTAGTCGTCGACGGTTCCGCTGAATGTTCCAAGCTGATCGGCAGCGTTGCCGAGCCGCATAGCCTCTTGCTGCGACAGCCGCTGCCCAGGCATTTGAGTCTTGAAATTGGAGGCGTAATCTTGGAGGTGGAGTTGCCGCAAATTGGAAACCGCTGCCGCCTCCTCGTCGGTGAGGGCCGCGCTTAATCCTCCGGTATAGTAAGTGGCTGGATTGACGCCCTTGCCGTCCCAATTGAAGATCGCGCTCGCCGCCATCTTCTTGCTCTGGCTCCCCAGAATGCTGGCGATAGCCGCCTTCGACGCATCGGATGACGCTTCGTCCGCCAAGGTATTCATATTGTTGAGCTGCGTCTTCAACCCCGGCAGTTGCAGCTCGATCTTGTGCGCGTCCTCTGTCTCCTTGGCCGCTTGGGCGTGCTGGTTCTTCCAGTCAAGAGGATCCATCGGCGCTCGTCCCGCCGCTCTTTCACGCGCTGCATACTGGTAGTAGGCCGCATCTTCCGGGTTGCCTCCGACCGAAGACATCAGGAGATCGGGCGGCATACGCGCGTCGACCGCCGCGGCGATGTCCTTGTCGCTCATGGTGGGGTTGTCGCGCTTCATGCTCGCCGTCAACTCGGCCTTCGCCGTGTTGTAATCTTTCACTTGGGGGGTCTGCGTCACGTTGCTGCCGAAAGCGGTGCCCATCGAGTCCACGAATGGCTTGCTGTCCATCAGCACCCGAGCCTGATCGTCGGTCACATTGATCCCGTGATCGCGCAGAGCCGAGGCGAAGACCGCGACGTTGGCGTGAAATCTCGCGTACTCGTTTTGATCCTGCACCTGTTTCTGGATGCCCATGATGTCGGACACGTCGCCTATGCCGCCGCCGCCCGCGCCTCCGCCCGTGCCGTGAAGCTGCGCCTGCTTCGATTGCTGCTGCTGCGCGGTGCCGAAACCCGCCGAGATCTCGCCAAGCCCCTGTTCCAGCCCCTCCGCCGCACGCGCCCTCCGCTGCCGTTCCAGCAGCAGATAAGCCAGGTTGGCGCTGACCGGATCCTGCTTATTTACCGCAGCATTCGGCAGGGTTGGCGAGCCAGAAGTCGCGGGCTGCTGCCCCTGCTGCGCCAACGGATTAGGGTTGGGCGTGATCGCGGTGGCGAGATCCATGTTCGCATTGGGGTTCGTGAGCTGATTGATCATGTCCCCGATAGGCGCAGCCATCAGGCAGTCCTCCCCAGCTGGTTCAGCGTGTTGAAGAACCCGCTATTGTCGTAGCCGCCCGCGCCCTTGGAGCCGCCGCCGGGGTGCGCCTGCATGAAGGCAGTCATCACGCTGGGAACGCCGAGCGGCTGACTCGCCGGCACAGCCGCTCCCACCTTCGTCGGCGGCGGCGGGTTCGCCAGCGCATCGAGATAAGCCTGCCTGTCGTTGGGCGGCGTCGGAGCCGTTGGGCCAGCGGGGGCGGCGGTTTGGGCAGCGGCTTGAGGCGGAAAGCCGATACCCGCATCGTAAGCCGTCATCGCCTTGTCGAGGCCAGAGTTCGTCGCCCCGAAAGTCGTTCCCGGCCCCGAGTAACCGCCTGACCCAAAAAGCTGCATATCGGTATTGAATGCCCGGTTCTTATTCTGGATCGCCAGTTGCTGCGGCGACAACTTCGACTGCGCCGTCTGATAGTTGCCGAGGAGTTCCTCGACCGCACCCCCCGGTGCGCCCCACGAGGATAGATCAGGGATCGAATTTATCGTTGTCGTTCCAGCTGGCGGCGAAGACGCGCCCGACGAGGCTCCCATAGCCGCCCGCTGCGCGTTGTATTGCGCCAGCTGCTGCTGATAGTTCGCATTCGCGCCGGCCATCTCGTCCCCGTATCTCGGGATCGGCTTGCCATAGGCGTCCGTTGGCGGAATGGTTTGGTCCGAGGTGAAAAAGCCAGGCAGGGACAATGCCTGATTGGCGTACTTCGGATTGATAAAGGGGTTCGGCTGCATCATGCCGAGCAGCCCCATGTCGAGGATCGGGTTGTCGCTGCCGTTAGCTGCCATAGCCGTATCCCGTCGTGTTGAGGCTCATACCGGGAGCCGTCTGCAATCCCGCATCCCAGCCATAGGGCCGTGACGTCCAGGACAGAGGCTTCGCCGCCTGCGCCTGGATCGTGGTGTATAACTGCGCCGCAGCGGGAGCCATCCCAGCCATCGGATCTTGAACTGGGGCGAACGTCGCCGGCGTGGGCGCGGAAGCCTGCTGCTGCTGCCCGCTCTTAGCCGCTCCGCCCAGACTGCCAGCCAGTTTCTCAATCGGACTCTTGCCCTGAACGTCGTTGCCTTGGGCGTCCTTCGTTGGCTCTGGCCGGGTGAAGAGCTTCTGGACGAAATTCGGTTGCGGCGTCGTGACGCCTGGCGCATCGGGGATCGGCGGGTTGACGGTCGAGCCGTGCGCCTGCGCGGACGGATCCATCGGGCCGGGATTGGTGATCGGGTTTGTGGTCAGCGTCGTGCTGTTGGGCGCAGCCGCGGTCCCTGCGCCCATGACTGGCCGGTCCCCCCAGGCGACGGCAAATTTGTCGCCCTTCCACGGCGATATGCCGCCGGCCTTCATCTGGTCTATCGCGAACCTGTCCGCCGCCTGCCACTGCTTGGGATCGCGCGGGTCGATGCCGGCCTTGAGCGCATCGACGCCCATGCCGTTGCGGGTGTTCAGCTGGAAGTCCCCGAAACTCCACGGCACGCCATTGGTGCGGTCGACGTAAGATCCGGCATTCGGGTTCTTCGCAGACCAGGCGCGCAACCCCTCTGCATTGGCGATCCCCACTGCCAGATCGGGATTAACCCCTATCTTTTGCGCGTAGTCGCGGATGAATTGCTCGTGGCTCTCGTTGCCGGATTGCTGGGCGGCGATGGGAGCGCGCGATCCGGTGCCGCGATTGAGGAGGTTCGCCGGTAGGTGGGACACGGTCGCAGTTGGCTGGGTGATCGAAGAGGGCACGTAGGCGTTCCACATCGCTTGAGTGTCGCCGGCGGCGTGAGCCTGACGCAGCTGCGCCAAGAGATCGGGAGCGTTCTCCAGCTTGGGCCCGAATTGCCAGTGGTTCCATTCGGTGCCGCGCGGATCGTAGGGGCTCGACAGTCCATTCGCCTGCGCGATCTGCCGCCACTTCTGCGCCGTGTCGCTGCCAGCAAGCCCGATACCCTCGACGTCGGAGGCGAGCCCATAGATATGCGAGGAGTAGCCGCCGCGGTCGTAGCGCGAATTGGTGACGTTGCCTTCGCGCTGGCCCGACATAAGCCTGACCGGCAGTCCCGCCTCGCGCGCATCCGCAATCGCGTTCGCCATCGCGATGGCAAACTGCGGATGCAGCTTCGACGTGTCGCCGGGACGATCTGGGTGATCGCTTAGGCTGTTGAGGAATGCCCTCGCCTCATCGGGATCGGTGAACCTAGCCACTCAATCCCCCAGCGACTTTAGGTCGCAGTCTGGTATTGGCGAGCGCGCCGTGGATCCCACGCGCGCCGGCTCGAGGCATAGCGGTTGCGCTGCCCATAGGCGGCATGAAGGCGTTCAGCTTCGCGATGTTGTGCCGCCCGAGATGCTCCGCCGCGGGTCCAGTCAGGACCGCTTCGCCGGGGGTCAGCATCGCGGGGACCGTGTCGCCCGAGCCGAAACCGGGGACGCGAGCCGCGCCATTGGCAAATCCGCTCTGGAAGTAGCCCATGCTGGGAGCGTTCCAGCCGGGAGGCATTGGCGGAGGCGATCCTGGCATCCCCGAGCCGCCGCCGCCCGCCATCTTTGACGCGCTGTCGCCCGCCTTGCGGATCTTGTCGGCCTGCGCGGCGCGCGCGCTGTCCCCAAACGTGTCGCCGCCCATGATCTGGTCCCCGAGCGCGGCGTCGTTCATGTCCGGGACGTCGGCGGTGCCAAAGGCGAAGTGCTGCATCTTGGGGATGCCCGCGCCGCGCGGCAGGCGCACTGGGGGCCGGAACGCCGACATCGAGGCGATCCCCTTGGCGACGCCCTTGCTCGAGGGCGGCACGAAAGCGGCGAGCGAGGGCTGGCCGACGAAGGCAGTGCCGCCGGCATAACCCTTGATGGCGAGCTTGCCCTCCTTGCCCACTTTCCTGACGGAGGAAGGATCGACGTCCTGCACGTCCTGCGCCATCGGACCTACCACTTTCGGGTATGTCTTTGGATCGCCCTTGTAGCGGAAGGCGTGCATCTCGACCCCGGTCTTGGGATCCTTGCCGAGCTTCTCGATGTCGGTCTTCATCGACTTGTCCGACAGGGCATAGATGCTCGCCGCCGTGTCCGCGCCGCCCTTGATGATGCTCGCCCAGTCGGTGGGGGTCGTCGTCGTGGTGTTCGACTGGCCCGAGGTCGAGGTGTCGTGCGGGGTCATGCCGAGCGACGACTCGAGGACGCCGAGCTGCTGCTGCGGATAGTTGAACGCCTGATTGAACTTCGCCATCTGGGCGTTGATCTGGTTCTGCTGCTGCATCTCCTGCGCCGCGCCAGCGGACTGCAACATGCTGAAATTGGCGACGTTCGACTTGTTCATCTCGGAGCCGGTATTCGTCAGCCCCTGCGAGGCGATGATGTCCGAGTTGATCTTCGCCTGGTTGGCCTGCTGGTTCGACGTGTCCGCCGTGAGGGTGCGGTTGATGTCGCCGGTCGCCGCTGCTTGCGCCTGGGCGAAATTCGCCTGCTGCAACTGCGCGATCATCTGGCCAATGTTTTGCGCTCCCTGGGCCTGGGCGACGCCTTGCTGAATGCCCTGACGAGAGCCGCCGAATGCGCCCGCCGAGGCCGCGGCGTTGGCCTGCTGGTTCTGGCTTAGAGCGTTCTCTTGCTCCATCTTGGGGATGGTCGCGTTGATCACATCCTTTGTGTAAGGGTTCATATACGGATCGAGATTGGTATTTGAGATCTGTCCTGCCTTGACGCTGGTCGGGGTCGCGCCGAGCGCGCCGAGGTAGCCCGCCGTCGAGGCGTTGAACTGATCGCTGCCAACATTGCCGCTGTTCGCCGCGACGTCCCACGACTGCTGCATCTGCGGGCTGACGTCCGCGACCATCTGCCCCTGATATTGCTGCAAGGGCTGCATCGCGACGTTCTGCGCGTAAGCGTAGTTCTGCTCACCCGCCTGCGTCATCCACGCCGGGATCTGATTGATCTGGTTCGTGGTCGTGTCGGAGGTTGTGCTGCCGCCACTCATGGGCTGATGTCCCGCTGGAAGACGTAGTTTTTCGCTTTGACTTTCCAGCCGCGGCCGCGGGCGTCATTTGCCCAGCCAACGCGGCCATAAGCGAGGATAATGCTTGCACCTTCGCGCGCAGCAAACTCGAGAACGCGGTCGTGCAGAACGCGCGCTTCGTCAAGGTTGCCGACGACGGCAAGCACCTCGACCACCTTGGCGCGCGGATAGAGCGCAACCCGGGTGATCGCAACCGACTCGCCCTCGACAAACGACTGCATCCGGCGCGCGTAAATAGCCTCGAGGATGTCATCAACCGTGTAGAGGCCGCCCATCCGGGCGAGGACGCGCGCCAGCTTGGCGAGATAGGGATGGGGGACGTGCGCGGTCAAAACACCATCCTCGTCGCGCTGCCGGTCGCAACCGGCGTCGTCACCAGCGTCCCGTCGCTCTTAACCTGGAGCATGAACACCGCCGGCGACTTCCCCGGCGGCGGATCGTTGGCCTGGAGCAGGATCCCCGGCAACGCCTGCGTCCGCGGGACTTTGTCGGACAGGCTCTGCCGCGCCCAAAGCGCAAAGGTGCGCAGATAATTGGCAAGCATGGGATCAATCGTCGCCATGCCAGGAATATCTGGCGGAGCCGGAAGCAGGCGAGGGGTTTGGTGTCCGGGAGTCGGCATTAGCGATCTCCCCGCGGCACGGCGTCGATCAGATGCTGCCCCACCGTCACCGCCATGATCGGCGGCGCGCTGATGTCGATGCGCAAGCGAACGTCGCGCCCCGTAGTGCGGAAGTCGACGTAGCCGTCTGGGCGCACCGCTTGCAGCGGCGATTGCAATTCGGGAGCGCCCTTCGACCGGCTGTTGCGGTAAAATAGCGAGTAGCGCAGATTTTCGATTGCGCCCTCGACGTCGGGGATCATCTGCTTGACGGTGATCAGTTGCGCGCCCGACGTCAGATTGAGGTCGAACGTCTCGGCAAACGGCAGCAGGGCGTTGCTGTAGGAGACGGCGTCGGGCCTCTCATGCTGGAAAGCGACGAACCCGTCCGCCATGATCGTCTCGCTGGTGAAGGACGAGGTGATCCCGGCGGAGCGCGACATGGTCCCTTGGGACCACCATCCCTCCTTATAGTTGTAGATTATGCAACGAGTGTTATATAGCTGATTTCTCTGAGGAAAAAACCACCAAAACTCGTTGAAGGTCGCGACGTGAACGGCGCACGCTTGTTGGCGCACGGTGACGATGTCGATGTCGTCGTCGACCCAGGGACGAACCTTGCACGCAATGGGCAGGATCGTTGTGCCGTCGAACGAAAACATCCCTTGCTGCGACATCCAGACCAGCATCGACGACGTGACGATGATGCTCTCAGGGGACCACGGAGTCGTGTTGTTGCCGAGCTCCTTGTAGTCATAGACGTAGGGTATTCCGAGGAAGCTCGACAGGTACGTTTTGTGAGTAGTCCAAAACACGATGCCGGTTTTCATCGCTTGCGCCGACACAATCGGTGACGCCGGCTCGACGTCGAGAAAACCAGCTTGGCTCGTGATGTCGGAGAAGTTCCAGCTTTGCGGGTTCTCCTGATCGCACCATCCGAAACGATGGAAACTGCCATCCGACGTGCCGTCATTGATCATGCCGAATATCACGACAAAACGCTCTTGCGTGACCACGAACAGACGCCCAGACGGCGCAAAGCCGGTGCCAGTGTCGGTACTCGTCACCTGGGTCATATGCGCGGGCGCGACGCCAGTGCCGCCGCCGCTGGGATCCCATTGCAAAAGCCGCCCGTCGACCGAGGTCATGGCAAGCAAAACCTGACCGAAATTATCCAGCGTCCACGCATTCGGCAGAACGTCGAACGGCAGAGGGCCGCTACCGCCGGGACGCTCCGTCGAATAGGTGCCTTCCGAATAGAGACCGTCGCTGTAACCGCCGACGCCGGGGACCGGCGGCGAGGACATGCCGCCTACCGGCGTGATGTCCGTCAGCACTCCGCCGACGTCAACGTAGACGTTGGTTTCGCAGAGGTACGCAATATGGAACACTCCGTTTAGCGCATACCATGAATGAATGGCCCGACAGCGGGAGGCGAACGGGAAGGCGTAATTGTACTGCGCCTGGCCTCCGACTGGAGAAAGCTGTCCTTCTGTCCAACGAACAAGGTTCACCTCCGCCCAGTTGCTCGAGCGCATCTTTTTCGTCGCCGTGGCAACGACGCCGGGAGGAATTTCGATTGGTCGAAACGGCGTACTCATAGCGCCCTGATGATGAAGTTGAGAGCCATGAAGTTGTAGGCAGTCCCGCCGTAGGCGTCGGAACCAAAGCCGTTCCCAAGTGGAGTCAGGAAGGGATTGGTAGCGTCAAGCCCGATGGGAGCCGTGGCCGTGAAATTAGGAAGTATCCCAGGCGTGATCGTCCCGGTGTCGCCAACATAAGACGCGAGCGCGGCGGCGAGCGCAGGATAAGTCGCCGTACTGTACGACCCGCCATTGCAGATAAGCCAATTAGGCGGAACGGTCGGGCTAGGCCACATAATGATGCCGCCAATCGGGACGAGAACCGGAGAGGCCGCTGTCGGAAGATCCATCAAGCGGATGGCGTCATTGGGGTGCGTCGGCGCGGAGACTATCGAAACCGTGGGCGCAACCAGCGGCCCAGTCATCGTGCCGCCGGCCAAGGGCAACGCGGCGTTGGCGGTGTTCTGCGCCGCAATCGCCGCAGCTTGGGCGGTCGTCACATTGGTCTGGTTGGTGAACACTACCGAGTCGATCTGATCGAGATCGGCGTTGAGCTTCACGCCCCACGTCGTCGGAGAGCCAGAAATCTCGGGCTTCACCCAGTGGAATTTTGCAGTTAGGGTATCAGCCATTAGCGCACCCGCCTCGCCCTAATCATGCCCTGCCCGGTCGTCGAGCCGCTAATGGCGTGCGCCTGCCCGACGAGGTAAACCGTGGTCGCGCCCGCAGAGGAAAAACGGGTCGTGCTAATCGCCATCTGAACAAAGAAGAGCGCGTCCGCCGCCGTCTCGGCCAAGGCCGGATTGAAAGACGCCGTGGGCCAAGTCGCAGACGTTGTCGTCAGCGCGCCGCCCGCGTCGCTCCCCGAGTTGGTGAACCCGATAGCGATTATGGCGTCGACGTCCCAATCGCCCGCCGCCAAAGGCAACGAGGTAATGTTCCTGGGCGTGTCCTGCGGAAGCGCGACGTTGGTCGACTGGGTGACAGACACATATTCCCCAATGTTGCCGGCGGCGGCGTTGCTGCCGTCCGTCACCGCAACCTTAGCCTGGGCTGCGTTGATGTATGCGCTTGGGTTGGTTGTGGAATATTTGCTGCTGTCGGATGGGTGGATATGATCGGAGCGCGCGAAGGTCGTTCCGACGCCGACAGTCGCCACCCCGTCCATCACCGGCGCGACCGTCGAGGGCTGCGCCCCGCTGCCGACGAGCGCATAGCCCGAGAGCGCGCTCGTCCAGTCAGTGATGTCGGTGTGGGTTAACGTGATCGCGCCGGTTCGCCCCGCGACCGACTGCACCGGCGCACCCGCCGCGGTGATGAAGTTCGACGGGTTCGACGCGGCGTACCTGGAGACGTCGACCGGATGGACGTGGTCTGAGCGCGCATAAGCCGCGCCGGTCCCCGCCGCAGCTGTCCCGTCCATGAGCGGCGTCGAGGACGAGGGCGCGGGAATGGCAGACACCGCGGCGCGCGTGGTGTCAGTCGGATGGACGTGGTCCGCCCGAGCGTAGGTCGTCCCCGTCCCTACCGCCGCGGCTCCGTCCATCGCCGGCGCGGTCGAGGAGGCCGCCGGGATCACGCGCGTGTCGATACCGTGAACGACAGCGTCAATATTGTCGAGATCGGTATTGATCTCGGCCCCCCAGACATCGAGGTCGCCGCCGACGACCGGCTTCGTCCACCCATAATTCGTCGTAGTGGCCATTAGACGGTCTCCAGGACGGCTGACGAGCCACAGGTGGCGGGAACCCACGTCGGCGGCGGACAGGGCCCCTCGACCCCCCAGAGCGGCCCAGAGGTCATATCGCCATGCATGACGAAGGTGAACGCGATGTCACCCGTGACCGGCTTGTCGCCCATGATCGTCGCCGCGGGGACCACGCTGGGGATCATGCCGCCAGCCAGGGAGATGGTCAGACCGAGGCTTCCGGCGAAGGCGACTTGCGGCGTCAGCCCGCCCGCCATCTCGGACACGCCGACGATGTCGCCCGTGAAAGTGATTATGGGCGCGAGAGCGCCGAAAAGATCCTGGACGCCGAGCGTTTCGAGATCGCCGCCGAAGGTGACGACCGGCGCAGTCCCGCCGGCGAGGTCATAGACGCTCGATAGGCTGTAGAGCCCTCTGCCGTATGGACCGCCGCCGAAGGGACTCGGCATGTCAGTTAGCCGAGATGGTCAGGAAGCCGACGCCGAAGCGCGCGACGTCGCCCGAATTGATCGCTTTCGACGCCGTGAGCTGACCGGACCCCTGAAAGGTGCCGCCGCTCGCCGCCGTCCAGATGCCGAAATAGGAGATCGTCCCCCAAGCCGCAGTCGCGGTCGGGAAGGTGATGATCGCGCTATTGCCGGCTACGGTCGGGTTGTTGCCGGCGTTGGCGAAGGCGACTGGCCCTTGGCGCGCGTAAGCCCCGCCCGCCACCTCTCCCGAAATCCCGGTGGGACCGGGATCGGCGGTGTGGAGCGAGACGTAGGCGGAAGTGGTGAGGGGCGCGAGGACCGCGCTTTCACCCGAGGCGGAAAGTCCGGTCATTTGTGGGGCTCCAATTTTTCCAGGTTGTCCAAGCGCGCCTGGATCGCTTTGATCTCATCTTCCAGGGCCGTGAGTGAGCCGCCCGCCAGGCAAAGCTGACCGTGGATGTCGATGGTGGGAAAGAATTGCTGGCCCGCCTTGAGCGCGCCGAACGGGGCGACCGAGCCGCAGGAGTTGACGACGTTGGCCTGCTGCGCCGCCGCGGGCGTGGCCAGGAGGAGCGCGGCCAGGAATAGGCGTCTCATTTCGGTGGCTCCCTCTGGGGATTGATCTCGGGGGAAGGCGGCTTCGGGCCAGGCTTGGACGTTCCCGGCGGCGTCCAGCCAACCGAGGTCATGTAAGCGGTAAGACGATTGTGAAGCGTAAGGGCGTTCGCCGCACTGAGCGACGCGCCAATATGCGCAGTGCTAAGGGTTCCTGGGAAATTGTAATGGCCAATGGCGCTCCCGACGTAGAAGTTATTCCCGTCAAATGGCCCGCTGGTTCCGGTCGGAGCCCCTATGCTGACTCCATTCCAGTAAACATTCACTTGTGTGGAAGACGACCTGTCGCAAACAAAGTCACCAATATTGGCGGTAGAACTGACGCTTGTATCCGGCGGCACCAGATTGACGTCACAATAGGTTGTGGTTCCATTATACCCAGCGAACAACACCGATCCGCCCACCACGGTGTCGGTTCCGATTTGAACGTACTGACCAAGAGGAGACGCTGTATATAACCACGCCCCGAAACTAGCTGAATTTTGAGTAAATTTCGGGCTTGGAGATGTTGAGGCGTTAAATCCGGTATTAAGACCGCTTGCTGGGAACGCGGAAAACCCCTGATATGGAGTAAAAGTCGCCGTTCCGGTTAACGAATAGCTTGTACCGACTAGGTTTAGCCTGGCGTCTGCTTGATTTTGCTGCGCCATAACATAAAGCGCGTCCATCTTCGCCCAGGTTCCATCCGTGACAAGACCGCAAATAAGGGCCGATATTTTTGCCGAATTGCCCCCCTCGTCGCCCCCCGTAGTGCGTTCGAGATAGGCCGTCGCCTCGGGGCACCCGCCAGCCACACCGCTGTCCCAGGCAACAAAGCCAGAGGGCGGGGCGTATTTCTGTGAAGCAAGGGAGGGCTGAATGGTGAAAATCGGCCCGGGCGCGCCAAGGAGGGCGACGGCAGGGAAAAGCGCCCCAACCGTAGCCGGCGTGAAGGTCGCGGTCGTGGCGGACCCGGGGACGGCGGGATCGCCATCCGCCCAAAGCGTATTAAATCCAAGCCAGACTTTCCCGACTGAAAAGTCGACGGCCAGCTTCAATATGTCGCCAGGGGCAATTCCGGTTTGCGTTAGCGAGTTCGCGGGACCAGCGAAGCCTGCGCTGCCAGCATACAAACCGCTGTAATTAACTATGGTGCCATATGAATATGTACTACTGCCAAGATAATTGGTGGGGATAAAAGATGAAGAGGCCAAACCAGTCATCATTTGGTTAGCAGGGTTGCCATTAGCTAAGGTAGAACCAGCCCTAAACTCCACATAATATTTGCCAGTTGTGTGACTGACGTTCCCCCTGACCGATCCCCACGTCGTTGAGCCTGACCCGGTTACGGTCAAGCCATCGCTGGACAGGGCAAACAGGCTGGCGGCAGCATCGCCGTTGCTCCAAGTCGAACTAGGCGGCGCAGGCGTCCCGCCACCTCCACCGCCGCCTCCACCCATCCGACAGGACCGGCCCTGGAGGTCGACAGTGACATTGTGCGGCGTCCCTGCCTTGATCGTCACCGAGCCGCAACTGGCCACGACGTCGGCTTGGCCAAACGCCGGTGTGACGAAGAGGAGGCCGAGAAGGGCGAGCCAGCGCATCATGGCGCCCCCACCGCGGTCATGTACGAACGGAGGCGAGCGTAGAAGGCGGCCTGGCCTATCGCCCCAACATGCGCGCCGAAATTGACCTCGCTGACAATGCCCACGCTCGCCGCCAAAAACGCCGCCGAGCCGACATACATGTTCGCGCTAGGGAACGCCGCCGTCCCCTGCGCCTGGGTAGGCCCAGAGGGCGCATTGTTGTAATAGAGGACAACATCGCTCGCATCGCCCTTGTCGCATGAATAGAACCCGGGCAAATTAGGAGGAGTATTGAATGGCGGCGTCGCGTAGCCAATGTAGCAGTAATACTGAGAGCCGCCGCCGTAGTTTGCCGCGATAGCTATTCCCCCTGTGTTCGTAGACGCCCCCATCTGCAAAGTTTGCCAATCGGGAACGGCGTAAGACCACGCTCCGATGAACCCGTCAGATGGCTGCAAATGCGCCCCAACCGCCGTGCCTGGATTAAACCCCGTATCCAAAGCCGGGGTAGTGAATGCCGAAAACCCCTTATACGGCACGAAAGTCGCCGTTCCTACTAAGGGGTAGCTTGTACTAACGAGATTTAATCTTGCGTCGGCCTGCGTCTGCTGCGCTAAAAGGTAGAGAGCGTCCAGCTTCGCCCAAGTGCCGTCCGCAACCAGGCCGCAAATCAGCGCGACCAGATCAGCGGAGTGCGCCGTCTCGCCAGGGGCGCGGACGAGATAGGCATCCGCTTCGGGACACCCGGTGCCCGCCGCCGCCATGTAGGTGTGCATCCGAGCCGACAAGGCGGCCTGACCCGCCGCGCCGAGCGCGCCGCCAATGCTGGCTTCGCTCAAAATCCCGATGACCGGATAGCCGTCCTGGCGTCCACCGACGCGAAGAGACACGCCGCTATCGTAAAAATTGGTCCCCGACGACGTCCCCAAAGAAGAGCCGTCCTTATAAAGATCAGTAGAAATATCACTGCTTCTTTCGCAGGCATACAAACCTGGAGTGCCTGGAGCCGGAACGACAGTATCGGACCCTCCAGAAATGTTGCAATAAAACTGCCCGCTAAAACTAGCAAATAGATACGTAACGCCGGTCGCGGTACTGTTGCCGATTTGAGCTGCGGCATTGTCTGGGACATCGTAAGACCATGCCGAAAGGCTTCCGTTTCTTATATCAAGATGCCCTCCTGTAGCGGTAATCCCACTGTCTAGCCCGTGACCGGCAACATTAAATCCGGATAGACCCTTGTATTTATTGAACGTCTCCGTCGATGCCGGGAGGTTGTGACTTGAGCTAACCAGATTTAAGTGCGCGTCATGGGAGTTTTGTTGCGCGAATACATAAAGCGCATCAAGCCGGCTCCAGACGCCGTCGTTGACCAAACCGCAGATCAGCGAGGTGATCGCAGAGGCGTTGCCTCCTGCGTTACCTCCCGTAGTTCGAACCAGGTAATTCGTCGCCTGGGAACAGACCCCAGTCGTCCCGCCGCCCGAGTTGCACGTCACCCCGTTGAGATCGATGGTCCGGAACGACTGCTGCCCTGCCGTCAACGTCACCGAGCCGCACGACGCGACCACGTTCGCCTGATCCTGCGCGCGCGCCGGGGTCGCCAGAACTGCCAAAACTGCCAAAACGAGCCAGCGGATCATCCGAATGACCTCACTCTTGAGCGCGTCACCCGCGACCCGCTGGCGCGCGACATCAGGTGAACCGCATTCAGCTTGTTAATCATGTCCTCAGTGAGCTGCTTCGCGCCTGCCGCCTTGTCCTCTTCGCCCACCGCGTGAAGGAAAGCGTGCATCATCGCCGCCGAGAGGTAGAGCGCTGGGTACTTGGTATAGACCCAACTGTTCTGAACGTCGGAGAAAACCGGAACCTCGCCGTAGTATGTGATTTTGATGGTTTGACCGTTGATCGCGTCGGGCGTGCCGCCGACGATGATCTCGCGCCCCTCGATGGTGTAGAAACCGTACATCCAATTATCGACGGTCGTGTAAAACTCGTCCCGGCTCTTGTACCGGATCGGGATGAAGCCATCCGGGACGTTCTTGTTGTTGATCCGCACGAGATCCATCTGCAACCAATCGTCAGGCAACTGAGCGCACCGCGCGGTGATCAGCGCCTGATCGAACTGGATCATCCGGTCGACGCGCAGCTCCGCATTCAGCTTCTGTTCCGCTTGGCGGACAAAGCCGGTAACGAGCGCGTCCGCCCAATCCCCGCGAGCGGAGTATTCCGCGATCTGAGCTTTGAAGTCGGTGAAGTCGGTCAAATAACCCCCACCAAACGCAGTACGATCAAGATCACAATGATCCCCACGATGCTGATGCCGCCGCCGTAGGCAGGACCGTAAAGACCGTGCGCGTAGTAGCCGCCTCCTCCGAAAACGATCACCAGAAGAAGGATGATGAGGAGAAGACTGATCGACATCTTACATTCCCTTGATCATGGGACCGAACACCGCCCACCCAAGGCAGGCCAGGAGAACCCACAACAGGAAACTATGAGCGTACCCGAGCCGAGCGTCGTTAACGCCCCACCAGATACCGAACTGGGTCAGCAGCCAGAACAGCATGATCACCCAGAAGATCAGTCCGATAGGCATTACGAATTCCCTTTCCCGCGACCGAGCCAGTAGGCGATTACCGCGCCGAACGACGCCGTCAGCCCGCCAACTACCGCGGCGTTCGTCTCGCCGGCAGGGATCGGGAAAAGCAAGCTGACCATCACGATCCCGATGAAGGCGAGCACCACCAAGATCGAGAGCGTCAAAACACCGCTGGTCGGGTCGAACCGGCCCGATATGACCAGCAAAATCGCGGTGAAGAGAACGCCGAGCGCTACCCCCACCGCAGCCGGGTAGTCGGTCAGCTGCGGCGTGCCAGGGGCGTCCATCAGACCGTCTTTCCTTCCCAGATCCGCCAAGGGGTGGCGTCGCTCGAGTTGAGCCAGATCTTGAACAGATCGGGATCGTCCGCGATGCCCTGCCGCTGCAACTCTTCGTAGATGACAGTCGGGATCCGGTGCGTGAGCTTGAAGTCCCCGTCGTTGCGCATGACCTCTCGGTCACGCGCAATCGAGTCGAGGATCGGCTCGACGTCTTGTTGATGATGGACCGTGAACCTCGACGACGCATCGTCGAGGATCAGCGTCCTCTCGACGCCATTCCTGGCGTCATATCGACGGCGAGCCTCTCCCACGGTATTACTTCGTGATGCCGTTGAATAGGATATGCGCAAGGGAATTGCGCATCTCAACGCCCCACTCGACCACGATCATGCGGACTTCCGCGTCGCCGGTGCGAGCCATCAGATACTGACGGAACGACCGGAAGAACGCGATAGCCAGATAATCGGGGTCGATCAGGAGCCCGACGTCAACCGGAAGCCAACGCGACGGGATCACTTTGACCCTGCCAAAATCAGTCGCCAGCACGTCGACGGTGCTGACGACTTCGGTCTTTCCCACCAAAACCTGAGTGGTCGACCGCCCAACGAATGTCGAAATCGTCCGCTTGGGTCCGGGAGGAACGACCCAGAGCGTCGGAGACGCACCGTTGGTGTAGGCTTTTTGCATCCCATCGCCTAACATCGCTTCCGTCACCGGAACCGCCGCAGGAGCCGGGAAGAGATCGGTCGACAAAGTGATGCCGCCCGCTGCGGTCCCCGGCGCAATCGCGCCGCCAGCTGCGCCCAGCTTGTCGGTCGCCCGCCCAAGCCAATGCGAGATGCCTTCGGTGACGCGCGCGGTCGGCGTTGTGTCGTCGCCGCTGACACGCGGTTGCCGAGAACAGGCCGCCGTCTCCATGTCCGATTTGAGCACCTTCGATGACATTGCCATCTGATGGGCCATCTCGGACCCTTTGCCCGCCGCATCCGACTCTTCCTGCGAGCCCGAGATCGTGGCGTCGCGTTCGCTGATCTGGGTCACATTGTTCTGACGGATGGTAGGCTGGGCGGTATGCGGAGCGAGCGCGAAGCCTTCAAACTGCGCGTTTGAAAACGGCGCGGTAGTCGCGATGTTGATGGCTCCCGTCCCCGGCACTACCGGGATCGACACGGTCGGTAGGTATTCTGTTTGCCAGTCGAAGAGCCGATTTTTGACGTTCCGCCTGCGAATAGCGGACATCACGGGGGTATCAAACGGATCTATGTTGTAGATCACATTTGACAAATCTTCCCTGTTTCCCACCGCGTTATACGTGGTGAAAGCGTTAGTTACCTTAGGCACTGGGGGTCTCCCGGGTTAGAGCATACGTCGAAACACATCGACCGCATCATCGAGGCGGCCAGAGTTCGCCAAACGGCGACTTGCTTCGTCGAGCCCTTTCCGAGGCGCATTCCCTAAGGGTGTAGCGCTGCCGGGAGTTAATGTTCGACCTTTGCCCGGAACGACAGCTTGTGGTTTAGCTGCCGCCATCATCCGGTCGTACTTGCTCGCCTTACGCAGGATAGAAAGCATCCTGGGGTCATAGACCGTGGCGACTTCCTGCTCGCTAAACCCCGCCGAAAACGCAGTTTTGCGCATCGACTGGATTTCTTTCTTTAGCGCCGCTTCGTCTGGTATTTTGCTGTCAAAGACAAAGCGTGAAAACCCGTCTACAGCATATTTCTTGAGTTGTCGATCAGCCTCGTCGGCGCGCATTGCCTCCATCTGCCCGCGTTCGGCGCGCGACTGGTTCAATTTCGCGTAAAGAGCCTGATAGACCTTCTGGTTTTGGTGCGCCGCCTGAGGATTGATCGCATACTCGCGATCCCAATCGGGTTCGGTCGGCAGCATCGTCCTGACGTCGGCCTCGTAAGCCTCCTTGGCCTGCATCAACAGACCCCAGTTCGCCTGCTGCCGGCGCGAGTCTTCCTCGAGGCCGGCACGCAGTTGACTGAGTTCGGTCATCCGCCGGTGGAAGGTCTCCTGGCGGACGTAGCCATTAAGCGCTTCGCCTAGGGACACCTCTGTCGGTTGCCCATCGACGATGACTTCATATTTGTCGCCTTCGTCTGGGGCTTCCCGCCGTTCGGAAACTTCCTTGGCCCCGGCGGCGGCGAGTTCGTCATCATCGAGTTCGCCATCCTCTGCTCCCTCGTCCCCAGATCCAATCCGTTCTGGACCCGCATCGGCGGATCCGTGTACGTCGTCGACATCGGTCTGCCTCTTGTTAGAGCCACGAGCTACCTCCCTTTCCCGGGACCGGCGTCCCGCGTCGTCGCCGGCGTCGCCGGCTCCCTCGACCTCACGATCCTCAAACAGCGCTTGAGGAGGCCCCACGGTCTGAACAAACTTGCCGCCCTGATCGCGCGGGCGCGACGGCGGCGCGATCTCGGTTGTGAAGGCTTCCGCAGCCTGGTCGATCTCTTCCGTCACTTGTTACGCGCCTCTGCCATCTTCTGGTCGTTGATCAAGGTCTGCAATTGCAGCGGGATCGACTCGAGCGCCCGCAGCATCCCCTGATATTGCAACAACCGCTCGGGCGGCGCGACCATCATCTCGGCAAACCACTGCTTGCGCAGCCCAAGGATAGCAGCGCTGAACGCCTTGTTCTCGAGCAAGCCCCGCGCCTCGTCGGCAAGCGCCTTGCGCTCGCCGCCGTCGACCGCCCTAAATGGAAGCGGATCGGTCATTTAGCCGGTCCTTTCGGCTTCATCTTGGCGATGGTCTGCTGGTTGTCGAGCGTCGCCGCGGTCGTCCGCTCCTGATGCTGCCGGTCAAGCCGCGCCTGCTCGGCGTCATGCTGCCGCCCAGCTTCGTCGAGAACCGCGCCCGACAGGATCTTGCCGCCGGTCATCGCATGGCCGGTCATCGCCTGATGATGCTGCGCCGCCAGGCTGGTCATCGCCTGGGTGTGATCGCTGTCGATCTTGGCCATGTTCTCGTGATGCTGCGCTATCATCGAAGCGGCCTTCAACGAAGCATCCGTATTCGCCTGCTGCGACTGCATGTCGGTCTGGTTCTGCTGCGCCTGATGCTCGGCCATGTCCATCTGGCCCTGCCGGTCCTGCGCCTCGCTGTCCTGCTGATCCGCCATCAACTTCGACGCCAGCTGCGCCAGCGCGACGTGACGGTCGACGCCCATCTGCTGCCCCTGCATGTCGAGCTTTTGCAGATCGACGATGGTCTTGGCGTGCAATTGCTGATGCTTGAAGGCGTTCTCCGACTCCATGCGCTGGGTGTCGAGATGCTGCTGCCCAACTGCCTTCGCGCCGTCCATGCGGACCTTCTCGAGCATCGCCTGCGCCGCCATCATCTGCGCGTCAGGCTGCTTCGGAGACGAGGTCAACGCCTGCATCTGCATCGGGTTCGGCGTCTTGAAGTAGCGACCGATATTCTTCACGTTCGCGAGCGCGAGCATGTCGGTCATCGTGTTCAGCATCTCCTGGACGCCGCAGATCGGGTTGGCGAGCCCCATCTGCGCGATCAGCGCCTGCTGATCCTGCTTGATCCCAGTCAGAGCCATCATCCTGACCATGTCGGAACCCTTGCCGAGGTTCGGGTTCACCTCGACCGACATCGACGCATCGAACGTCGACGTATCGTAAGGGACAAACTTGCCATTAACGCGAAGCGTTCGTGGCGGATTGGGGTTCTCGCAAATCTCGTTGTAGAGGCCCGTAAACAGATCCTTGAAGCCCGTCTCACATAGGACACGAGCCACCAATTCAACCCGCTCCTGCGCGCCGTTGACAATAGCCTCCACGCCAATCTGGGTCGAAGACTGGAGCGCCTTTGGATCCAAACCTTTTGCGGCATCGGTGAGCCCCGTCCGTCGCGCCAGCGTATCGTTGAGAACATCGATGATCGGCATCGCCGCCTGACCGACGAACGGCGTCTGAGCAAACATCACGCTCTGGCTCGGATCGCCGCGGGTGCGGATGACCGCGCCGAGGTCGTCGTTGAGCGCGTCGTCGAGGTTCACCGTCAGTTCGTTAACGACTGTCTTGGCGTTGATGCTCTCGGCCAGGCTGTCGAGAACGCCACGCATCATGTTCGTCTTGATCTTCTGAATGTCGTAGGTGTAGTCGGCCATCGAGTCGCCCACGATGGTATGGGAAATTGGGTCGCAGGAGAACAGCGCGAACTTGACCCGATTGGCCTCCTCGTCATGGACGATCTTGTGCGTCTCGCCCATCGTGCAGATGTAGCGGAGCTCCGGCTGACCGTCTCCGTTCTGATCGGCTTTGATAAACCACTCGCCGTAAAGCACCCCATCGCCAACCCGGGTCGACATGAAGCGGCCAGCGTTGCGCAGCTGGCTCTCCATCGTGAACTGGTTGATGTCCTGGCTCTGGATATGCTCGAGGCACTGCTCGCGCGAATAGCCCATCGCGATCATCTGATCGACCGGCACAACCCGCTCGTGGCCTACAATGCGCGAGTCCTTCCAGGTGCGCGCATAACGGTCGAGCCGCATCTCCTCAGGCGGCACGCCGGCACAGCGGATCAGCGGCTTGTCAATTTCGAACTGGACGATGACTTCGTCAAACGTCGGCGGGGGAGGCGGGGGAGGCGGGGGAGGCCCCATCGGCGGGGCTCCCATCGGTGAAGACATAGACGGCGGGGGCATGGGCCCAGACAAGCCGCCCATCGGAGAAGGTGAGGGCGATGGCGGAGCGCCCGGTGGCGCAGCACTCGGCATAGGCGGCGGTCCAGGCGGCGGAGAAGCCAAGGGAGTTGGAGAGGGCGGCATTCCGCTCGAGATCGGATTGCCAACGTGGATCAGCTTTGCTGTTGGGTTCTCCATGATCACCTGACGGATCTGATCCGCCGTGACCCGAGTGAACTTCTTGCGAACCGTCTCCTTGTTCTCGTCGCACCACCATTTTACGAACCCCGTTTTTACCGTGAGTGCATCTTTTAGCGCCCCGTAGAGGATCAAAAACCCCGGGTTATCGCACCAGAAAACATAATTCACATAGTTGGTCGCCTGCTCGGACTGGTCGACCTCTTCCTGGCTCCGCGGCACCAGATAGACTGGGCTCTCCGACGCCCCAAACAGCCTGATCAGCGCCGGCAGCATCAGCATGATCGCGTCGCGCACGTCGGTCGAAACATAAGTGCTTCTGTTCGCCGTCTCCTGATCGTGACCGAGGATCTGCTCGTAGGTGGCGCTCGGATCCTTGACGATCAGCGTGTCGCTGTAGGGACTGCCGTCAGGGTTCAGACCCGGCAGATAGCCATAATAATAGCTCTGCGCCTCGTTGCGGCTGTGCGCGAGGATCGTGCCCTCGTAGTCGCGCGCATCCGAGATCATCGCCTGGATAAATTCGTTGTAGCTCTCGGGATTGGACGGATCGTAGCTGCCAGAATTACCGCCGCCCTTGTCCTCCTTGAAGGAGGCGAAGATCCGTTCCATCGCCATGACGGTTAGCCCAGGGCTTCCTTGAACGAGTGATAATATCCGGCAATCAGATCGGCCTTGTCCAGCCCGTTCACAATCTTGCGCGCGTTGACCGGGTCTTCGGTGTCGGCGTCAAAGAACTGCGGCAACCCGACGCCGGTGAACCACCCATTGATCATGCCATCGTAAAGCACCAGCGCGCTCGGCTCGTCCTCGAGCATCCGGTGCGGATACTCGACGCACGGGACGTCGAGATCATAGGTGTTTTTGAGGATTTCTTCGGCCTTGACGTAGTTTTCATGCCACGTCAGCTGCACGAAGCCGCGGCCATAATAGCACTGGTCAAATTCGCCCGCCGGCTCGCCGTAGGACTTACCAGAACCGCGGCCATACTCCTCAATCGGGCGCATCTCTTGCGCCGTCTCGTGAAAAGCGGTGGCGAGCGCATAAGCCAGCCACCGCAAGTCTCGATCTGGGTAGAAGTTCTCCCAGGTGTCGAGAAGATAGTTCATTCCATCAACCTGACGCTGGCTCAGAACGCCGTTGAAGACGCTCGCCCGTATCGTGTCGAAGAAATGGTCGCGATCAATCATTTTGGCTGCGGGAACGTCGCCGGATCATACGCCTTGACCGTCCACTCTACAACGTCAGGCCGCTTGATGGCGACGATCACCTTGTCGTCGTAAGGCTCGGGCAGATAAGCCGGAAGCGGAGGATTGATGGTGTCGGGAGGAACCGGCTGGCCGCTGACGTGACCATAACCAGGAAGTCCCTGGTCGGGGTGACCCGGCGCGCTCGGCAGTCCATGATCTGGGTGTCCCGGGTGATAAATCGGGCCGCCGCCGACATAGTTGGGCGGAACAGGCAGTCCGTGGCTCGGATGGCCGGGATGATAGATAGGCCGGTTGCTGGCGTGGCCCGGGGGACCGCCGGGAAGAGTGTTGTCGATTTGCCCGCCCTCGAGCGGGATGATCCAATAGGCTTGCGGCATGGGAGCTACTCCGTGGTTGTCGACGCATCCTCTGTAGCAGCTTTCGGTGACGGTTCATTCGCCGCCGCCAATTTCTTTTCAAGCTCCAACAGAGCCTCGTGAACCTTGGCCCAGCGCGGCTTGCCCGACGTCGCCTGAACCGCCGCCCAGACAAACTGCTCGGGCTCGTCCATCTCGACCAGCAAATCCAGATCCTTGGTCACTTTCACCGCTCCCTGGGGCATGGTCATTTTCCGGTCACGCCCTTAACCGCCCACATTATGCTTTCCTCGAGCCGGTTGAGGGAATTGCTCTTCTCATGCCCGGTCGGCACTCCGCTGCTGATGACGTCGAGCAAGTTTTGACCCCCCTGTTTGATCCGGTCGACCGCGGCCTGTTCGGCCTCGCTCAATTCCCGATATTGCTGTCGCGCGCTGGGCTTGTCGATCATTGGAAACCCTCCATCCCACGCTGATACTCGCCGCCGGCATCAAGACGATGGCGCACTTCCTCGCGCGCAATCGCCGCCTGCAACGCCTTCATCTTGCTCATTGCCCGCATCTGATCCAGCGGGTAATCGCGCTCGATCTCAGCCGCAATCCGCGCATACGCCTCCGCATAACTCTCGCCCGTCCGCGAGCCGAGAAGACGCCGCCACCAACTCATGCTTTCGTCTCCAGCCAGGCTCGACCGTCCTCAACATAAACAGCGACGACCGGGACCGGACGCTGATAATCGCCGTCCCAGGCTTCGACCTCCATCGAAGGATCGGCCTTCTTCAGTTCGTCGATCAGCTCGGCAACGGTCACGTCTCTGTCTCCAGCATGTCGCTCGCCTCATTCTGAACCAGGCGACAAAACTTGATCAAAAGCGTCGACAGCTTGTCGATGTCCCCGTCAGCCTCGAGAACCAAAGCCCGCGCGCTGGCCGTGATCAGGATCGGCACAAGCGTCTCGTTATCCTGGCCAGTCATCACATTGGCCATCTTGTCGAACAACTCGGCCTTTGAGTCGGCAACCGTCATATCAGTCCCCTCAACCGCCGGCGCAACCGCCCCGAAGCCCCATGCTTGCCAGAAAAACCGCCGCTGATCAACGGAATGCCCACACAACCCGTCCGAAACGCATCCGCCGCATCCTCCGCCTCGTCCGCCACAGCCTGACCGTTCTTGTTGCGCCGATAGCTCCGCAGCCGCGCAAGCCCCTTCCGGCACGCGTCCTCGTCGAACCAGCTTATCCCCAGACAACCCCGCGTCGCCGTGATCCCGTCCTCCGTCGAATGGTTCGGGACCGGAATAACCGGCTCCTTGAGCAGCATGTTCAATTCATGCTTGCGGCTGTAGCCGGTGATCAGCTCCTTCACCTCCACGTCATGGGGCAGAAGATGAGCCCGGTACTCGAAACCCCCAACCTTGGCCTTGATCGCGAGCAAATCGGCATAATAGCTGAGAGACTTGCCCTTGCCCTCGATGTAGTCGATCCAGTGCAGCTCCCGGCCCGCAATCTGAAACAGCCAGATCACCTGTAAATGCCGGATCCCGAGATCCCAGCAAGTGATCACCCCCGTGTTCAGATCGGGACTGACCTTGCAAACGCGCTTCTGGGTCTGGAGACTGTTGAGCGCCTCCTGGTAGTAAGCCCCCTCCACCGGAGCCGCGAAACTGCACAGCATCTCGCGCGCAAACTCGTCCGGGCTCATGTCCGCCCGCATCTCCTCGACCTCGTCCGGGTTGAGCGCGCTGGTCCCGGTCCTGGTCACGGGAATATCGAACACATCCCAGTTCGGATCGTCGTCCGCCCTCAATTTAAGGGCGTGGAAATGATCCTCTCCCGCCGCAGTGCCCGAGACAATGGCGAAACCGCGATAGTCTGCCAGGCAAGGTCTGACCACAGAAGTGAAGGCATTGGGGTGAAGAAGCGGGTATTCATCCAGAACCGCCCCGTCGAGGTAAATTCCACGCATACGCTCGTAAGCAAGAGCGCCGCCATAAAGCCGGATCTGGGCCCCGCTGGGAAATGTGACACTCAGCTCCCCTTCCATGTAATGTATTCCGGGAATTGCAGCCGTGTAGTGCTTGAGATAACCCCAAACCAAATCCTTAGCCGCGTCAAAGGAAGGACCAATGTACGCATAGCGGGGTGGCGGGGTGGCTCTCGTGTTGGTGTTAGCAGCCCGTATAAGCTGGTTGACCAACGCCACGGTTTTCCCCGCACGACGATGAGCAACAACAAATATCCACCGCTTCCCTGTTTCATGCAAAGGAACGAAATGGGGCCGAGGTCGATAAGGTACGCGAACCCGTAGTACCTCTTCGGGGACGAAGGCGGGGGAGTCCAGTGCTTCA